TAAAATTGTAGTTTGCATTGGGAGCAATTGGTAAAAAAGATTTCGGTCTCGACCCTTGTAAGTCAATAAAAGAGTTTAGTTGTTCTAAGCTACCAATAGGTAGCTTGTAGCACATGAGTAAATCCTAATTGCTTCACATTGCATCATTAGGAAACTACTTAAAGCATAGAACTTGTGTGTTACAAGCTGTCTATCGGACGATGAAGAGAAATAAAACAATTAATACTGGGAGGTATTATGTCTGATATTACAGAAATGCAAAAAAAATTGTATTTTCAATGTGCAAAATGCAGTAGAACAATGCAAGCTAATAACGAGGGTGGTTTAGACCTTCAAGTTTCTGGTGGCTACGGCGACTTCACTGATTCGCTAGACCAAGATATTCATACGTTTAGATTGTGTCATAAGCACGCTCATAGATTTGCTAACTGGTTAAATAACCCAGAAGTACTTGGTATGTACTGGGGTCATAGCCATGCTGGTTATGAGCCGGGCTTCTGGTTCGGTCATCCAAGCTGGGAACAGCGTACTTGGTTATCTTACATAACTATATTTTTTCATAGTTGGTATAAACAAGGTTGGAAAACAGCTAAGTTCTATTTAAGGGAACAATTTCGTTCTCATCTAAACTGGACTAGGGTCGACATTAACGACCGTAACACACCAGTTAGGTGGGGGAAGTTTTTCTTCCAACTATTCTTTTTAGACAATCATAGTAAAGGTTTTTTTGTTGGGCTTAAACGTAAGTTCCAAAGTAAACTTTTTACTCTTGCTAAAAATTATCATCGCAAGCATAGCTCGTTGTATAACGAGATTTGGCGTAAAGCTCTTGAAGATGGATTTTCTGAATCAGAAAAAGCTTATCTTAAAGATTTAGGTCTTGCTCTAGCACAAGCAGAAGAGGAATAATTCTTCTGCTAAAATAAAATAAGCAAAAACAAGTGAGGTTGTAGGCTTTTTTTGCCCCCCTAGAGATAGGGGGCTTTTTTTTGCCCTATACTTAGTTTGATGGCGCCAAAAGATATTTTAGAAAACGTATCAGAAGTAAAAAGTAGGGTATACGATGTAACATTTCCTCCTTTGCATGATGCACAAAAAGAAGTTCATGATTCTAAAGCTCGTTGGAAAATTTTATGTGCTGGACGACGTTTTGGTAAATCAAGACTTGGAGTGCAAATGTGTATGGAGATTGCTTTAGCTGGTGGTAGAGCTTGGTGGGTTGCACCTACATTCGCAATATCTAGAGTAGGTTGGCGTGATATTCAAGCTGCTGCCGCATCTTTCCCTTCTGAAATGGGAGTAAATATCAAAGTAGGAGACATGCAAGTTGACTTTGGTAATGGTGGTTTTATTGGTGTTCGTTCTGCTGATAATCCACAAAGACTTAGAGGAGAAGGTCTTGACTTCCTAGTTATGGACGAGGCAGCATTCGTTAAAGAAGAAACATGGACTGAGGTTCTTCGTCCTACCTTAACTGAAAGAAAAGGTTCTGCATTATTCATCTCAACTCCAAAAGGAATGGACAACTGGTTTTATCGTTTATGGGAACATGCTAATACTTCAGATGATTGGGAAAGATTTCAATTTCCTTCAACTTCTAATCCTCTTGTAGAAGAATCAGAAGTTTTATCAGCTAAAGAAGAAATTGGTTCTCTTGTTTTCGCACAAGAGTACATGGCTGAATTTATATCTGAAGGTTCTCAGATGTTCAAACAAGATTGGTTTAAATACTACTCTATGGGTGTAGGTCAAATATTTGCAGATGGTAAGACTTACGACATGAATAATCTTGTTAAATTTTCAACCGTTGATTTGGCGACTTCAACCAGAGAATCTGCTGACTATACAGTTATTGGCAGTTTTGGATTGGACCAAGAATCGAAAAAACTATTTGTTCTAGATATGGTTATTGAGAGAATGGAAGCTCCAGATATTATTCCTCGTATAAAAAATCAATTATTAAAACACAATTTAGAATTCGTAGGAATTGAAAAAAACGGATTCCAGTTAGCTTTAGTGCAGTTTGCAAGGAGAGAAGGGCTCCCAGTTATCGAATTAAAGGCGGATAAAGACAAGCGCCAAAGAGCCATGCCTTTATCTGCTAAGATGGAAGCAGGATTAGTTTATCTTCCTAAGAATGAAGAGTACTCTTGGGTAGCTAATGTTGAGCGTGAGCTTCTCACGTTTCCAGTTGGCGCCCATGACGATATTGTCGACTGCTTATCTTACGCAGTTGTGCAAGAGCGTAGACAAAGGAAGTGGGAAGCTTATTAATGGCTGAAGAAAAGAAAAGTTTTTATAGAAGAGCGGTTGATTATTTACAAGCACCGCCAGAGAGACAAGTAAAAGGTTTAAATTATAACCAAAGCGTTAACAGTGCTTTGGATTCTGCTGTATTCGGATACAATACAACATCTGGTTCATTCCCAAGTCAGTTAATTGATGATTTAGGAGAAGGAACTGGTAATTCAGCTGTAGTCGCTTGTTTGAATGTTCTTGCAACCTCATTTGCTGAACCACAACTTAAAATTTTCCAAAAAACTAGCGAAGATATTAATGAAATAAACACTCATCCCGTTGAGCAATTAATGCAACGACCAAATCCATTTACATCTGGTTCATTACTTTCTCATTACATAGTTACTGCTATCAACGCTTCTGGAGATGCTTATCTTTTGAAAGTAAGAAACTCATCTGGAAGAGTTATTCAACTAATCCCAATGATGCCAGATAGAGTAACACCAAGAGGAACTGAAGATGAATTGATTACTCATTATGAATATTATGGTTCTTCAAAGCACATGGGAGAGTTTGTAGTCTTAAAGAAAGACGATTTAGTTCACATACGACAAGGAATAGACCCAAATAATCACAGAAGAGGATTTGCCCCACTAAAATCTGTACTTCGTGAGTTACTTGGAGATGAAGCTGCTGGACAATATGCAACTTCTTTACTTCACAATATGGCAGTGCCGGGCGTTATCTTAAGTCCAAAAGATGACCAAGCTGGTGGTCCATCAAGAGAAGAAGCAGAAGCTATTGCAAAAATGTATAAATCTAAATTTGGTGGCTCTAACAGAGGTGCTCCAATGGTTCTTACTGGTGCAATGGATGTTAAAACAGTTTCTTTCTCTCCAGACCAAATGGATTTAAAAGAATTAAGAAGACTCCCAGAAGAAAGAGTTTCTGCAGTTTTAGGTGTCCCAGCTATACTCGCTGGACTCGGAGCTGGTTTAGATGCGGCGACCTACAACAATACAAAAGAATTAAGAGAGTTCTTTACAGAACAAAAACTTATTCCTTTATGGAAAACAGTCGCTAACGAATTGACTCATCAGTTATTACTTGCTGACTTTACAAGCGATGTAAATACATATTGTGCTTATGACCTAGAACAAGTAAGAGCTTTATCACAAGATAAGAATGAAACTTACAAGAGAATGAACATGGGTGTTGCTGGTGGTTGGGTAACAATTGCTGAAGCAAGAAAAGCAGCTGGATTAGAGATTGATGAAACACATGAAGTTTACTTAAGACCACTCAACATGGTTGCTGTTCCTCAAGAAGATGGAAATAAGCCTTATCAAATTACTGAACAACAAGCAAATGATATTGCTGAAGCTGGAATTAATATTGAAGGTTTAGATTTGAAAGCAACTCTTACTACTGGAGACTTGCAAGTTGAATCTCAAAGACAACCAGTTATTCAAATGACTGATGAACCAAGAAACGAAGAAAAATATATTGCAGAAATGCCTAACGGAGCTTGGTGCGTTATAGGACATGAAGATAACGAAATAATAAAATGTTTTAAAACTGAAGAAGAGGCTGAAGCATATTTAGCAAACATGAAAAAAGAATTTAAAGCTGCAGCTATTTCAGAAAAAGTTAAAAAGACTTTACAAAAGAAAGTAAAAGACCACAATGCTTCTAATCCTAAATACAAAGCTACTTATGGAATGCTAGCTGCTGTCTTCCGTAGAGGAGTTGGTGCTTATCGTACTAACCCAGCCTCAGTTAGGGGTAATGTAACTGGAGCAACCCAGTGGGGAATAGCCAGAGTTAACGCTTTCTTGAAAGGTATGAAAGGTAAATTCCCAAGAAAACCATTTGACCAAGATTTATTACCGAGCGGACATCCTCTCTCTTCTAAAAAAGGAGCAGAAGATGTTATTGACGAACTAAAAGTATCAACAGAAGAAGCTGAAGCATTACTTTATGCAGACAAAATAAAAGAAGAATCTAATGAAAAAGCTTCGTTATCAGAACTTAAAGTTGGAGATACTGTTAGCTGGTCAATAAATAAAGACCCAGACCCACCATCAACCGTTCATGGAGTTATCAAATCTTTAAATGCAAGAGATGATAAAGCAACTATGCAAGTATGGGCAATTATGGACGATGGTTCACATCTTAAAACTGATAGAAATGTAACAATGGATGTTTCTAAGTTAAAGAAGATTAAAGATTGGCGTAAAAGTCTAAAAGCAAAAGATGATATTACTAACTTTCCAAAGAGTGGAGATAATCAAAAAATAAGTTTATCTAACTCACAATATAAACAGTTTCCAGATTTCAAGTACGTAAAAGACTTGAAGGAAAATTATCCAACAATTTGGAGAAGAGCTGGTACTGGAGGAAATCCTCCAACTTCATTCACTGGTAATGATGCATTCAATAGATGGTCTGCATACAAATCTGGAGATAGAAGTCCAGCAGTTCTTTCTTGGGTAAAGAGAAGAGAACGATTTATGAATCGTCATAAGAATAACAACAGACTTAACGGTGCTATTGCCGTTATGAAATGGGGAGGCGTTACAACTGGTGGTGTCTCTGAAATGAAGAAGCTAGTCAACGAGCAAAAGAAAAAAGTCGATGCTCGTAAGAAAAAAGCTCAAAAGTTGTTATCTGAGAAAAAGGACGAAAAATAAATGTTAAAATATTATTTATAGAAAGAGATTTAGAGGTAAGAAGTTGAAAAAAGAATCAAAGAATTTTGAATTTAAAGCTCTCGACGAAGAGACTGGTAAGGTAGAGGCAGTATTCTCAGTTTTTAACAATTTAGATACTGACGGAGATGTTGTTTTACCAACAGCAATCAAATCTGGTTTTAAAGATAACCAAGTTCCAATGGTCTTTGCACACAAGTGGGACCAACCAATTGGTAAAGGAACAATTGAAACTGATGAAGAAAAAGCAACTTTTAAAGGAAACTTTTTCATGGACACTGAAGCTGGTAAAGAAGCATATCAATTAGCTAAAGCTATGGAAGACCTTCAAGAATGGTCATTCGGTTTTAGAATTAACGATTCAGAAGTCAAAAAATTCAAAGGTGCTGACGGAAGTGAAGTTGACGCTAGATTTCTTAAAGACCTTACAGTTTACGAAGTCTCTCCAGTTCTAGTTGGAGCAAATAGAGAAACTTACACTCTTTCTATTAAATCTGGAGAAGAAGCAGTTTATGAAGATTCATTAAAAGCTGCTCCTAAAGATATGTTTAAAACAGAAGAAGAAGCTGAGAAAAGAGCAGAAGAATTAGGATGTTCTGGTTCTCATCAAGAAATGTACGAAGGCGAAGAATACTATATGCCTTGTAAAGACCACGCATCATACTTAGCTTCTATAGAAAAAAGTTTAAGAGAAGAATCTGAAGTAGAAGAAAAAGATTCTTCTGAGGTTTCTGGGGACGACACTAGCGTGCAAGGTGCTCGTTTTTCAGACGAGGTAAAGGATGTGCTTGCTGCATTAGAGAGCCTCATTGTAAGAGCAACCTCCATTGGAGAGTTGCGAAAGGGAGATGGTAGGAAGTTGTCAGAACAAGCAACTACCGCACTTCGTGCTGTTCAAGAAGACTTGAATGATGCATGGGCTGAACTCGACCAACTTATTGAGGAAGTCGGGAAAGAGCCAGTTTCTGAAGTTGAAGAAGCTTCAGATGAATCAGAAGAGACCGCTGAAGCTGAGGAGATAGTTTCAGAAGTCGAAGAAGCTCCAGCAGAGAACCCTGTTGAAGAGCCTAAAGCTGAAGATTCATCAGAAGAAGTTTCTGAATCTGAAGAAGAAGCATCTGAAGAGATTGTTGAAGAGGAAATTGCAGAAGCTGAAGCTGAGGTTTCAGAAGAAGTAGTTGAAGCAGAAGTTGCGGAAGAAGACGATTCTGAGCTATTTGTAGAAACTCAGCAAATACTTGCTGAAGCTGCATTAGCGGAACTCGACGATACAGTATAAATTAATAAAGTAAGGAGATTATTCTCATGGCAGAAATTAAAGAGCTAAGAGAAAAAGTCGCTGCTAAAAGAGCTGAATTAAAAGAGCTTTTTGATGCACCTGCAGAAGACGGCAAGTACTCAGCTGACCAAAAAGAAGAAATCGCTAAAAGAAATAGCGAACTTTCTGACTTGGTCGAAGAAGTAAACGTTCTTTCAGCTAAAAGTGCAAACGAAAAAGCTATGTCTGAAGATTCAGAGCCAGTAAGTGGCGCATACTCTCAAGAAGAGAATGTATCCCCTCTTTCCATTGGAGAAGCATTTGTAGGTTCTAAGAGCTACAAGAGCTACATGGAAAAAGGCATTGGCGGAATTGACACACAAGTTAATTTCAACCCAATGGGTTTCAAAGCAACTTTAGGTGCTGGTACAGCTAATAACTACCCACCAGAAGTTTTAAGACAACCGGGCGTTCTTGAATTTTCTTTGAGAGACCCAAATGCAGTTATTGGACTATTCGACCAAATCGAAACAGACCAAAATGCATTCCAATATTTGGAAGAAACAACATTCACAAACAGCGCTGCTGAAGCTGCTGAGGAAGGTGCTGCTGGAGAAGCAGAACTTGACTTCACAGAGCAAACAGCTGCTATTAGAAAGATTGCTGTTTTCTTACCTGTAACAGAAGAATTGCTTGCAGATGTTAGTGGTATTCAAGGATACGTAAACTCACGTCTATCAACAATGATTCGTTTAAGATTAGACAACCAACTTCTTAATGGAGATGGTTCTGCACCTAACTTAGAAGGTATCCTAGATGCTGGTAAAACATTAGTTAACGAAGTTGACTATTCATCATACGCTGGAGACCTTAATAAAATAGGTTCAGTCTACGAAGCAATCACAGACATTAGAACTGGTGCTTTCGTAGAGCCAGATGCAATTGTTATGCATCCTGCTGACTGGAACAAGATGGTTACATCTGTTTCTGATGTTGCAACTAATGGTTCTTATAACCCATTATTTACAGCTGCTGGCGGATTCAACGGTGCTGCTCAAGCTTCCCTCTGGGGACTTAAAGTAGTTCCAACAACAGCAATTGCTGAAGGAACTGTCCTTGTTGGTAGATTCGGCGGTGGAGAGGCTGCTCATGTTGTCATGAAGCAAGGTCTTGACATTGCAGTTTCTGATTCTCATTCTGACTTCTTTACCAAAGGTAAAGTTGCAATCAGAGCAACTATGAGAGTTGGATTCCCTGTTTACAAACAAAGAGCATTTACAAAAATCACTAACTTCGCTTAAGTCGAAATTAGTTAGTAAACATTAGTAATGGGGGTCTAGTACCCCCATTACATAACCCAAAGGATTAAATTTAATGGAATATATAAAAGTAGAAAAAGATATTTGGAAATTACAAGATGGTTCTATATTTGAAGGACCAGCTAATGATGTACCAAAATCTAATGCTTCAAAGATAGCTAAAAAAGGAATGGAATACTCTATTGCTTATTTAGAGCAAAATGGATGGAAAAAAGAAGCTCCAAAACCAGCTGCTCCTAAAAAATCAGCTAAAAAAGAAGTAGAAAACAAAGCTGTAAAACCAGAAGACGTAGAAGACAAGTAGGCTCTAAATGGCTCTAAGTACAGTTTCTGATGTAGAGAAAGTTCTTGGTGTCGATTTATCCGCTAATGACGAAACTACTGTAACAAACCTTCTTATACCAGCTGCAGATGCAGCTATCGAAAATTATGTTGGTTACAGCTTGTCTTATCAAGAAAATATAGTTGAAACATTCGATGGAGACGATTCCGAAGACTTATTCGTAAAGCGCGCTCCTATTATTTCTGTAGCATCTGTTGTTGAAGACGATGTTACTTTAATATCTGGCAATACAAATGATTATGTTGTATATAAAGCTTTAGGATTAATAAAAAGAACTGGCTTACAGTATTGGAGTGCTCAAAGACTTCAAAATATTACAGTAACTTATACTGCTGGATATTCTGATTCAGAAGTTTCAGCAGAAGATATTCCAAACGATATTAAATTCGTTAGCGCTAGAGTAGCTGGAAAGTTATTTTTAGCATCTGCTTCTCTATCAACACAACAATCCACTGGAGAAGTATCAACTAATATCGCTGATAATACAACTGATTCACAATTTCAAATGGTTAAATCTGAATCAATTGGCGATTATACAGCTGAATATGAATCTGTTCTAGAACAATTTAACCAAGAATTACTTGGACCAGCTGAAAAATCCATTCTAAATAAATACAAAAAACAATATTTCACATCCGCTGGTCTGCTAGACTAGCTTCATGGATATAAACGTAAATAAACAAAGAAGAAAACAATACTTCCAAGATATTGAAATTGAAAAATTTATGGAAGCTGTTTTAGAGCAAATGAACTCTTTAAGAATGCAAAAAGTTAACTTAGTTCAAGATATGGATGATTTAGTTAATGATTATCTTAAAATTTGTAAAAAATACCCTATCAAGTAAAATGTAGTTATGTTTTCGGAGGGTATACAATTTAAAACAAACGTTGCTGGCTTAGATAGAGCCGCACCAATAAAACCAGCTGCTGCTTATTTTCCTCAGTGGTTCAAAGATATGGATGAATACTTTGAAAAACCAGCTGGACATCAATTTAAACCAAATAATAGAAATATGTTTGGTAAAGTTGGGGATATAGCTAAAAACTTTTATACATCAACAATAAAAAGATGCCCAGCGGTTATTGATTATCTTTCTTCTGGCTACATAATTCCTTACTGGACAGATACATTAATACAAAGAAATGATGACTATCTAGAAGTAGATAGCAAAGATTTTCCTATACGCGTAACTTCTCATGATGCAGACCAAGTGTATAAAATGCCTATATCAGAAACTGATTATAAACATCCTTTAAAGTTTGAAAGTGCTTGGTATTTTTACACTCCTAAAGGTTGGTCAACATTATTCATAGCTCCTTATTATCAATTTGAAAAAAGATTCACAGTATTACCAGCTGTAGTTGAAACAGATAAGTGGCATGAAGTCAATTTTCCTACAATAATCCATGACAAAGAGTTTATGATTAAACAAGGTACACCATTTATACAAGCAATACCATTTAAAAGAAGTAAATTTAAATTCAATATGTCAATGCTTACTGATGATGATAAGTATCATTTAGATAGCAATACGACATTTTTAAATAGTAATTTTAAAGGTGGATATAGAAAGGCAACAAAATCAAATGGCTAGATATGATTATCAATGCAAAACTTGTGAACACATATTTGAAGTTCAACATTCTATAGCTGAAGACCCTAAAATCAAATGTGAGAAATGTAAAAAATCATGCAAAAGATTAATTAGTGGTCAAAAATATATGTATGGAACTGTTGGGGTAGATTGGAATACTGACCCTTCAAAAGCTTCTCCACAACAAAGAGCTAAGGCTCAAGCTGCTAAGAAAAGAAAAGTTCAGTTTTAGTCTCTGTTTTGTGCGCAGATGACACAAAGATATTGACCTTCTTCTAGCCATCTACCGCAATCTGTGCATCTGGAATTGTAACTCATACTTCGTAAGTCCTATATGTTAATGTTAATTCTTCATCTGGCATAATATCTTTTTTAGCTAATAAGAATATATTAGGACCAATGTCAATAAGTTCACAGTTAGAGTTTTCACTATGATTTACAAAACCACCAAGAGGAGTTCTAATAAGACCATGTTGATGTTCATCATCTTTGATATGGCTTAAACCAATATTCTTGCCTTTGTTAATTATTTGAGTTGTAAATAAACCTAAACCTTCAATATCAGATTCTCTAATCGTTAAATAATAAGGTAAAGGTCTATATGTGTCATCAATTTCCATTATTCCTCCTCAAACCATTCTTGAGGATAAGGTTTTCTTGAATAGATTTCATACTCTTTCATTTCAATTAAATAATCAAGTCTTTCAGTAAACCACTCAAAGAATTTTACAAAATTATGTAATGTCTTTAGATAATATTGATTAAACATTAATATCCTTCTCTTCTCCACTTTCTTTCAAAAACTTTAGGATTGCCCCAACAAAACTTTGAAGCATTCCAGTCTTTAAAAGTAACTCTGCCGTATGTGTCTTCAGCTAGTAAAGATGCCATTTCTATATTATATTCGGCAACCATCTGAACTTTTCTAGCAGACATAGCAGAATCTTCTACTTTAATGAGTGAGCCATAGTATGGTTCTCCATACCTAAGTATTATCCACTCATTCCATTTAGGCATATCATGCTTTTCAGCAATCCAATTCCATGTCGAAGGTATAAATTGCATGACCCCCGAATCATCAGAGCCTCGATTGTATGCATTCTCTTTACCTCTGCTCTCACACCAACCAACTCTTACTGCTGTATATAAATTTTCTTCATCGAAATGTTCTACATAGTCTGGTAAATATTGAACCATAGAACTAGGAACCATATCAAGGCATCCCACTATTTGATTTAAATTAGAAGATGAGGGTAGAGTGTCCCCACTGCTAAAACTAGCTAAAAATATTAAGCAACTTGTAATCATAAAACATACTCTATGGTATATTCTACTAAATTACAAGTACTAAATATTTTTTTTCGCACTTGCAACAGCTAATTCCTTAGAATTACCCACTCCAGTAGATATAAGCTTCATGCCTATTCTTCCGTATTGGTCCTTATATTGCTTATACACTTGAGCTTCATGAGACAATAAATACTCGTTCCACTCTACAGAGATGGTATAACCATCTTCTTCGTACATTTCGCTTATAAGGGCTTTTGCTGTATCTTGTTTAACATCAGCCATACCATTATTTTACCACATTTGTGAGGTCAAATAACCAAAATATGACATTTCTGAGAAAAAATAAAAATAAACAAAATTTGACAAACAAATACTTTTACCATAGAATGGTTTAGTAAATTAAATTGGAGGTAAAAATGGAAACTGATAAAATCGAAATCGATTATCACATTCTTAAAGAATCTGTTCAAAAAGAACAAGTTCATCCCTATAGCCCAGTATCTAGTGAATACTATGACTCTGGTGTAGCTTATATTGATAGAAAGCGACAAGCAGATGTTGTAACTATCACTGAATGGGTGTTAGGGCAAACACGTCTATTAAATGAAAAGCGAAGTCCAGCAGAAAAAGCTGAATTTCGTTATAACTGTAAATTAGGAAAATATCTTTCTGAGGAGGAGGAATAATATGAATAAAAAATACACTTGGAGTAATGGCGAAAGCCCTCTATCTACACAAGCAACACGTCTTGGTAGAGAGAGACAACCAGAAGCTGTAACTGATGTAGAAATACGAAGTGACGTTCCAGATTACTCTGTAAATCAAATAAAAAGGAATATGTTTGATGTAACTTCTTTTGGACTTTACAGCCAACAAGTTCCCGAAGTAAAAGATTTAGCTATAGGAGATACATTTGAAGTTCCACACTTCGTGTACACACCTTATAGTGACCGTGAAAGCAGAGGACGTTACGACGTTTGCAATGCTGAATTTAAAGTCTTAGACAAGAAAACTGTCAAAAAAGTGATAGAAGTTCTTGACGCAGACAAAACTAGATTCGGTAAAAGAACTGTAACTACTTCTTATGTGAAGCTTGAGTGTACTCAAGATAGGCATCAAGGACCAGACACTTGGTTCGAGAGATGCTCTCACTTTAGTGCGCGCAAAGAGGGTGGTGGTTATTACTATCCTCTTAAAAAGAAGAAACAACTTTGGGTTTCTCAAAAAGAAATCTTTATGATGTTTCTCAAAGACGGAGGACTATGTCCTTTAAAACGTCGACAACTAGATTGTAAAATCTGTGATAAATAATTATAAAGGGGAGTTGACAAGCTCCCCTTTTTACCATAGAATAGTATTAATGATGGAGAGAGTAAATATGATTGAAAAATTATTGTTCAAAGGGCTATCTAAGCTAGCTCACGGTAACTACTGGTTTCACAGAGACAAGTATTCTTGTTTCCCTTATCAGTTATGGGTAACTATTGACGGTAAGAAAGAATCGTTTGATTTTAGATTCCAGTGGTTTAGAAAATTGATGTGGACTTGGGCATTAGCTTCTAATAACATAAAAGCTGGTGGGCAAGGCATTGTTTATTCCAATAAAGTTTGGAGAGCTTGGAAATTAAGACACAACATTTTGTATCGTCTTCATTACAAGTATGACAGACCTTATGGAATGGGTATTCACGCAGTGATACCTTACAGATGGACAATGAATCTTAAACACAAAGATAAGGTTCAATACAAAGAAGACCAACACAAGCAATTAACTGCTACTGGTTGGCACGTATAGATAGGAGAGTAATATGCCACAAACATATACAGAAGAAAAAATGCAAAGAGATTTTAATCTCTTAGCTGATATAGAAGCAGAGCCTATGAAAACAAATGTTACATGGTCTGTTAAATATAAAATATCTCGTGAAAGAGTTAGACAAATCAGAGAGAAAGCTGGACTACCTACTGTAGAAGAGGCTAAAGAAATGTTTATAGTCAAAAACTTTTCAGAATTAATGGAAAGAGTAAGAGACGGAGAAACATTTGCATCTTCAGATTATTTTAAAGCACACGAAGATATTGGTAATAGAAGTTTTATCAAAGTAATCGATAAATATCCAGAATTGAAAGAACTTTATAACAATGCTGTGAAAGACTTTGAGTACAAAAGAGCTAATCCTACACATAAAAAGTGTTGGAGATGTAAAGTAACAAAAAGTTCTTCAGAGTTTTATAAAGATAAGCAAGTTCCATTCAATGGACTCTCTAATGCTTGTAAAGATTGCACTAAAGAGCAAGTAGCATACTATTACAATATTAGAAAAGAAAATCAAGTTGGTGCAGAACCAGTTGAAATGAAAGTATGTTCTGGAGTTCCAGAGCTAGGACCGTTACCAGCAGATGATTTCTACAGAATGAAAGCTTCTAACTTGGGATTGCAAAGTACTTGCAAAGTATTTCATGATGCTTATGTATCAGCAAGAAATACCAAAGGTCTACCTATTAAAGAAGCTAAATTGTATGCTAAAGAGTTTACTCTTGAACATTACAAAAAAGAACACAATAAAACTATGGTAAACTAAAAGTTCATCTTGTTTAACATTAGAGCCGTCTCTTGCTCAAAGGGGCGGCTTTTGTGTTTGCTATAATAAGTATGTGCCAAAAATTACTACGTCCTTATTAAATGAATCAATTGATATTGAAAGACTTAGTGGTTCCCAATATGATGATAGAGGATTGTCAACATCTACTTGGTCAACAATTGCAACAAATGTTCAAGCAAGAATAATTAGAAATAATAATATATCTGAATCTAGAGATAATTCTAGAGTCGCTGACAATAGAGAGTTCCTAGTTGTAGTTCAAGGGGGTGTTGATGTCACAACAAAAGATAGGTTAGTAATTGATGGAAGTTATTACGAAATAGAATCTGTAAATAAAATTAAAGATAGATTTGGTAATATCTTCTATCAAGAAATAAGAATACAGTCTGGTTACTAATGGCTGTTAAAAAATACTTCGGTAACGTAATTGTTAGGTCTGTTGGAGAGAAAAAAGTATCTATGCGTACTCTCCGACCAACTTCCTCTGGTGCTATTCCTCGTTATATCAATGTACCAAGAAATGTTTCTTCAGTATCTAAAGTAAGAAGCTCCTTATATACTTTTTCAGTAGCAGCTGGAGACATAACATCAATGATACCCGGCAAGTTTATGCCTAAAATCAGAAATAATTCTTTATCTATAGCTAGAACACTTGGAGACTTCTCAGCTATTAGAGGTACAGTAGCAAGATTAAGCGGTACAGTTTTATTCCCTTCATTAGGAATGCCAACTCAATCAGCTATCGGTCGTCGTTTCGGGCGAAGAATGTTAGGTCGTGGTACTGGTGCAATAGTTAAATCTATACCCGGCGACAACCCATTGTCTCGTGCAGTTCGTTCAAAGATGGCAGCAGAATTTCAAAGACAACAAAATAAATTATTTAATAAAGGTCATAAGAAAGTAGTTATCAAAGGTAAAGGAAATATTGTTGGACCAACAGCAAATAGAGTTATGGAAAATGGTTATGAGCAATTCTTGTGGAACTTTGGTAGAGACTTTATGACAGAAGTGCAAAAATATACTCCAATCAAAACTGGTGCGTTGATTAGGTCTATCCAAGTAATGAATGCTCCTATTGCAACAGATGAAAATGAGATTGCTGTAACAATGGGAAACAGAGAAGCTTACTATGCTCCAGCTGTTGAGTATGGTCGTGGTGGAGGATATACTCCTACAATTGGTGGTTTACCAGCACAAATTGCCCCAGCTCCAAGAACTGATGTAGCAAGTAGATTGATTAATTATAAAGGATATCAACCTTCAAGAGCTCCAATGCGTAAAGGTGCAATAAGTATTACTAACAAATATCGAGGAATTCTCAAAGAGCAGTCTGGTAGAATAGATGGAAATATAGTACATAGATATTATAGAAATTCTATAAAAGGAGTATTTGGTAAATAATGGCACAAACATTACCAGACGCAGAAGTATTAGCTAGGACTTGGGCTTTAAGTAAGACCAGTATTACTGATATTGTTGACCAAAAGATAGCTACAAGATTACCTCAAGATTCTGAAATGCCTTTTATGGTTATTACTAGAATTGGTGGTTCTCCTCAAGCAAGTGAAGTACTTATTGATGAAGCTTATCTTCAAATTGATTGCTATGCAGGAAAATATGCTACAAATAATACAAAAGGTCAACCAGATTACGCAACAGCATATAATTTAGCAAATGCAATATATGGAGAAGCATTTGACCAAAGTCCTCAAGTATTAACTTCTACTGGTGGAGTTACTGGTAGATTATTCGGTTTTACGATTCAAAACGGTCCTCAAAGACTTGACGAGCCAGAGCTTGGTTTAGCACGCTATACTATAGATATAGTAATGATTTATGGAGCAAACTCATGAAGAAAGTTAAGATAAATCCAATCGTTCACGATTTGGATATTTTGAGAGATGAGAAACTTGATGTGTTTTTTACTCATGATGAGTGGGTGGAAGTATCTGAGAATGAATGGAAGAGGCTTTCACAAGCTACTCGTAGAGTAGGAAGCATGAGAGTAGCTACTCTCGTTGCTGATGGAGAAGGATGGGGCGACGTTGCTTCGGTTGAAAAACCAAAAGCAGAAGAGCCTAAAGCAGACTGGTGGGAAGACGACGCTGTGGAACAAGAAGAGGAATGACAAATTCCTTTGGTAATAAATAGGAGATATAAACATGGCTAAAACCATTAGTGAGGTTATGTTAGGAACTGGTGTTCTGTACACTGCTACAGAAGCAACAGCTTTCCCAACAGACCCAACAACAACTCCAGCAGTTGACTGGGTAGACATTGGATACTCAGAATCTGGTTGGACATTAGATTACGACAAAACATTTGAAGATGTTATGGTCGCAGAAGAAATAGACCCAATTTTTACCATTAAGACTGCTCAAGAAGTAAGAATTAGTGGAGAATTGGCACAAGTTTCTGTAGCTAACATGAAGTTAGCAATGGCAGGTGGTACAAGTAACTCAGATGGTACTTTTACAACCATTACGCCACCAGCAACTGATTCCTTTGAAGAGAAATCATTGTTGCTAAGAGTTGATGCACCGGGTTCAGACTTAGGTGGAACTCTCAAGAAGAGAGATATCCAAATTCCTAGAGCTGTAAACGTCGGAGCTTTCTCAATGTCTCATGCTAAAGCACCTCAAAAGGTTCTTTTAAGCGTTGAGTACAAATTGTTGAAGCCGGGCGACAGTGCTCAATTCAGCGAAATATTCAAGATTATTGACGAAGATTAGTCAATAGTAATTTATAGATAGGAGGGCGGAATGCCTTTATACGATTTTGACGAAGCTGTCAACGAGGACGAAAACGAACCCGTGTCAATAAAAGTTTGTGGTCGAGTTTACGAACTTGCCCCTAAACTTCCAGCACGGGTAGTTCTCAAACAAATTAAATTGATGGATGAAACAGGCGGTATAGGAACAGCAGACTTACCAGAATGGTTAGGTTCTCTTGTTGGAGAAAAAAACCTAGAGCAAATGTTGGAAGATGGTGCTACATGGGAACAGTTAGAAGATGTAACCATGAAACTTTTAGTTCATTATAAGGTAATGACTGAAGAGCAAGTGCCTACTGGAGATGATTCCGACCCAAAATAGATTTGTCCTACAGTGATGTGATAGAACGCTGGGGGGCAGTGGAGTCGGATTTCCAAAGGTTCTATCATGTGGACGAACCTCTAAGAATAAGTTGGAGGAAGTTCAGAGTACTATTATTCAACCTTGCTAGTGAAGAATCAGCTTTTTTTGCACCTTACATAAGGGAGCTAAGAGAGGAAGCAGAGTTGGAACAAAAATGGCAAGACTACAAACGTGGCGATAGAGCCAATATCCCTCGAACATCTGTCGATTTAAACGACGCTCTTAAAGACTTAGGAATGGAAGAAAGTGGAAAATAACGCAAGTGTAATCGGTAGATTAGCCTTTTTAGCTAGTATCGTTGGCGACCAAGCAGTAGCTGGTATGCAAAACATGGCTAAAGGTACTGGTGCAGCTATGACCAAGCTTGCATCAGCCGTTCCAGCGGCAGCATTCGCGGCATCAGCAGCAGCTCTTGCTGGTATGGGTGCAGCTATGGCTGGTTCTGTTGTAGCGGCAGCACAATTTGAAGATTCTTTCGCTTTAGTTCGTAAAGTTTTAGCTAGAGCATCCGAAGAAGAATTATCAGATATCAGAGATTCAATACTAGACCTTTCTACTACTATTCCAGTAACAGCTGACTCATTAGCTCAATTAGCATCTATTGCTGGTCAGTTAGGTGTAGGTGTATCAGATATTCCACAATTCGTAGATACTGTAGCTAAGTTAGGTGTAGCTACAAACATGACAGCTGAACAAGCTGCTTTCTCAATTGCAAGGCTAGCAAATGTAACTGGCATTGGAGCTGAGAACGCAGATGTATTAGGTAATGTCTTAGTTAGATTAGGTAACAATACAGCTGCAACTGAATCTGAAATTGTATTACTTGCAACTAGATTCGGTGCTGTAGGTAAGATTGCTGGTCTTACTGCTGATGAAGTATTAGCATTCTCAGCATCTGTTAGAGCAACTGGTACAGAAGCTCAAGCTGGTGCTACTGCTTTACAGAAACTTTTCTTAACTATGCAACAATCTGTTGCTCAAGGTGGTGCTAAATTAAATGCATTTGCTGAAGCAGCTGGAATGACTGGAGAGAATTTTAGAAAACTAGCTCAAGAAGATATATCAGCAGCAGCTCTAGCTTTCATACAAGGACTAGATAGTATTGGTAAATCTGGTGGAGACGTCCAAGCAGTGTTGAATGCTGTTGGTCTAGGTTCTGTTCGAGTTTCTAAAGTTATGCTTTCTTTATCTTCTGATACAGAAGAATTAGCTAGTAACTTATCATTAGCTAATGATGAAATGAGCAAACAAAGTGCTTTAAACAATGAGGCAGAGAAACGATTTGGTACTTTACTTAATCAGTTACAAAGACTTAGAAATGGTTTTAAAGCTGTAATGATTGATATTGGCGAAGGCTTAGTTCCAGTATTAGCAAAACTTACTGGTAATTTAGCTGATGCTATTTCTGGATTTAGAGAATTTAATGATGTATTAAATACTGACTCATTTGTAAAAGCTACTAAAGGTTTAGCTGCATTTACAGCATTAGGAATAATTCCACTATTGAGAAGAATACCAGCAGTTACTAAATTAATTTACGAAATGAGAGTAGCTTCTATAGCACTAGCTGAAGGAATGACATTCGCTAAAGCTGCAAGTATGGGACTTATGACTGCATTGAAACCTTTCTTGATTGCTGGTGCAGTTATTGGGGGATTCACGTTATTAGCAAATAAAGTAGCTAAAACAGCAGAAGAGTTGGCTATAGCTAAGAGAAATCTCGAAGATTTCAGAGATATCATGAACAATGTTTCTTATTCAAATTTTGCTGAAGATATTAATGATGAAATTGCTAGAGGATTATTTAATGAACTAGAAGAACAAACACAAAATGAATTAGTAAAAGCTTTTGGTCCTAAAACTAGAAAAGTCTTACAAGATATTTTAAAAAACACTTCAGAAGATGTAACAAAAAATATAGCCTCAACACTTACCTCTGCTGAAGGAATACTTCCAAGCTTATTGAGTGAAGATGGAATGCAAACAACCGAAGACTCTTTGAGAAAACAACTTGCTTTGATGGAAGAAAATCTTATAGTAGTCAAAGAGCAATTTGGAGCAGAATCAGAAATTGCAAAAACTATTCAAAGCATTATTAGTAATACAAAGAGAAGAGTTGAACAAGGAAGAGCATTAAATAAAACACAAGCTGCTGCTCTTTACAAAGACTTAGAAAGACTAGATGTTTTTAATGAATTATTAGGATTACAAAGTGCTGTTCTTAAACAGAAAAATGAAGAAATAGATGCTATTTTAAGAGAAGCATTGATTTCTAATCAATATCGTGGAAATATACGAGCAATCTTAAATGATGAAGAAGAAAGAATGAGACTTATTAAACAATTCTTGCCATACTATGAAGAATTACGTAACCTTGTAGGAGATATTTCTGAGGATACCGAAGATGCTGAAGAAAGTATGGGAGCGTTTGCTGATTTAATTGCTGATGCAAACGACTTTGCTGCTGCACTTGAGGATTCTCTTAAACCATTAGAAGCTTTCCAAGACTTAGAAGAAGCTAGAGATGATTTAAGGGACGCTAAAGAAGAATTAATTAATCTTGATAAAGAGGAAGTAGAACTCAACGAAGATTTAATTCGTATACGTCAAGAGATACAAGACTTACAAAAAAGTGGTAAGTACTTATTAGAAGACCAACTTGCTATTCAAGAAGAGTTACTTGAACTTGATGAAATGCGTAAAGCAGTTAATGGAGAACTTGAACTTTCTGCTAAAGAGCAATTAAAGATTAAACAACTTGAAAGAGAGAAATCTCGTTTAGAAAGAGCTAAAGGCTTTGGTGGAGTAAGGGATGTTGACCTACAAATAGAAGCTATCCAAGAACAAATTGATGCTATAAAATCTCGTGGTGTTACTTCTGAAGAAGTTACTGAAAAAGAAAAAGAAATTGCTAAGATGCGTGATGATGCTGCCAAGAGAGCTCAAGAAGAAATTATTGACTTAAAGGAAGAAGAAGAATTAATTGCTGAAAGACTTTTAGAAATTGACGATGATAGAGCAGATGCCGCTAAAGAAGTTGTTGATGCACAAATTGATATTGCCAAAAAAACTGGAGAAGCGATTATAGCTTTTGCTCAATTAGATAAAGCTGGTGTAGAAAACATGAATAATCTTGCTAGAGCTTTAGGTGTCCCAGAATCTATTCTTAAAAGCATCAATAGTGAAATAAACACTGCAAAAACTAATTTAGCAATGCTTCCTGCTTTACGTCAGTATAATCCAATTTATACTTCAGATTTTGGTCGTTTACTTCAAGCAAATCATGTTCAATTAAGTAGAAGAGCTGGTGGTGGAATGGTTCGTATGGGAAATTCTGCAATTGTTGGAGAAGGCGGTATGGAACTTATTAAACCAAATCCTAGCGGTGTAATGGTTAAACCACTTGGTCCACAAAATTCTGGAGGCGGTGGGAATGTGGTTAATCTAAATATTACTGGTCTTCCTACTGACCCAATTGCTGCTAGAAAGATTGCACAAAATATTCAAAGAGAACTTAATAAACTTAAGGGAGATGGAAGGAGCGGAATTGTTAGGTAGTTATAGAGAGTATCAAATACCAAATAATCTTCATACAGACAATATGAAACCATGCGAGGAAAAAGAGTGTTCTTATTATTTTTATGACTTTCAAGACAAATATAGATACTGCGAAGATTGTCGCAAAAAGGATATGTGCTAATGAATACGAGAAAAATCAAGAGAGCAATTTCTGCTAGAGTAAAGAATGGAGAAGATTTTCACGACTTAATCGCTCCACTCCCAAGACATCTCAAATTAGCAGTATTGGAATATATAGAATTGAAAGGTTTAGATGGCTAATACATTCACAGTAGGAAGATTATCATTTACTTCGCCAGAAGCTTTAGCTGAAGCTTCTATGCCATCAAGTGGTAAAAATTCTATTGAGCGTTCAATACAGATAAGAGGTACGTTAGTTGCTGATAGTCTTGCTGATGCTAAAAATATAAGAGATGAATTAATATCTTTAAGCAATAGTCAATTGATAGTTCCTTTTAGCTATGAGGGAGATTCAACTTATGGTGGTTACTGTATTGTAGAAAGCGCTGATGTCAATACAAGAAAATTAGTTGGAAGAGGTTTATTTAGATATAATTTAAGTTTATTAGTCAAAGGTAGAAGTGGGGAAACACAATTTGAATCAAACTTTACTGGAGGTTTGTTAAGTAATGCACACGGTATAACATCAACTACTTATGGTGCTTGGCATGCTTTACCAGTTAATGCTAATAGTTATACACATCCAGAAGCACCTACATCTGTTATTCGTTCAACAAATCAAGGAAGTGTTTACTTATTCTACGACCAAGATTTAAGAGACGGCAATGCTAACTGGTATGTTAGTCCTTCTGATTACTATAAAGGAGCAGCTCAAGTAACAGTAGATGGAGTTGTGAGAAATGGATATCTGTCTTCAAATGAAGCAAAATCTGTTGTTATCACTAATGGAATACTTGAAATAACTTCTGGTTCCACAATTCAAGAAAGCAGATTTACAGTTAAATTTTATGATAATGGAGAATTTGTTTCAGAAAGAGAAATAGCTATATCCAAAGGTTCAACAGAAACTGAATGGAATGTATGGGAAAACGTACAAATATTAAGAAATGATGCTGAAGAAGTAAGTGTTCGTTTTTCGACATATTCTGAAGATGCTGGAGATGGTAAATTGACTGTAGATGTTAGCCTTAGAAGAGGCGCTCATCATGCTTCAATAATTGCAACTCAAGGAGCTACAGCAAATAGAAGTGCAAATTCAAGAATTAATTTAAAACTGGTTGATGCAAATTCTATGACTGGAAATCCAATAGTATCTAACTACATGATAGAAGATGTAGCTGATTCTGATGGACAGATATTCTTCATAGGTTCTCCAATGGGAGTAACTTTTGATGAAGCTAATAGATTAATGCATATCTCATCAGCACAATTTAAAACAATGATAGGTTATATTTACGGTTCAGATACTCATAATACAGTTAGTTCAGTTTATGAGCAATATCTAGATTCCGTATATGAACAAGTTCGTTTAGTGAGGTCCTAATGGCGATTACCGAGAGGTTAATGGGTGCGGGTAGTTTCTCTCTTCAATTTATCCAAGACTCAACACCAACACAAGTTGTAGATGCAATTAAAGAATGGGGACACATTGTTGTTACTCCACAAGAGATGGACCCAAAATTATATGATGACGCAGAGATACTAGCTTCTGCAAGATACACAGGAATAGTTTTAAATAAAACACTAGAAGAAGGTGTTGTATCTATTCAAGGACAAGGACTTGAACTTTATCTTGGAGATGGTCAAGGTAAAGGTATGGTTATTGCTGAAAGTAAGAATGTTGGTAAAATTCGTTCTTATTCAAATGCATCATTATCAGATGTTATAGATAAAGCTACACAACCATACGGAATACTTAGGAATGAATCTGGCAATACTCAAGCAATAGTTGCTGGTCAAATTAATACAGATTCTATTGCTTATAGTTATTCTGGAAGTCACTTTGTTGAAACAACTTTATCTGCACTGAAACATATTTGTGAAACTTTAAATGTTGAATATAGAGTTAATCCAGATGCGACCTTAGATGTTGATAACCCAGCATTTTTATGGAATGGTGCTGCAGATGAACCGTCAACAGTAGTAGTCAAAACTGGTTATGGAGATGACCCAACATATACTGGTATAAGTCCAGTAGGTTCTAGAACAGAATTCAATGCAAGAGATTATGTAACTGGTGTAGATTTTATTGCTGAAATCGGTGTTTACAATGACGCTACCGATGTAGAAGGCGAAGCAAGATTAAACACTGGAGAGATACCTTATTATGATATTCACGGAAACAAGCTACAAAGAACTGGATTAGTTACAACTCCAGATATTGACGGAGATAAATTAGATGACCAAGCACAGTTAATGCTTAATGAGTTATCAAGAATAAAGAAAGTTCTTAACTTAGACCTTGAACAATACGAAGTTACTGGAGACTTAAAAGCTGGAGATTATATATATGCTTTTGACCCTTCAATAGGATTTAACGATACAGAAGAAGATGCTACTGCTGAATCAAGACCTCTTTATCAGATAGCATTCAGAGGTCAAAACATTGCTCCAGTAAAGATAAGAGTTCTAGGTCTAACATATCCTATAACAGAAGGAATGGGAGTTTACTTCAGAAGTTTTGATGGTAGTAATGTTACTTATACAGATTTAACAGAATATGTTTCTTACGAAAGTGGAGACACGCAAGTAGAACTCGGAGACTTATTAAGAGATGTCTCTGATGATTTAAGGTTTAATGAAATATCAATAGCTGCAAGAACTGCTTCAGCTAAATCAATACCAGATTTGCCAAATACTCCCGCTCTTCAGAGCGGTACATACCAAGACAGTACGGGAGAATCCAAAGGGTTTGTTCGTATTGTCCTCGACAAACCATCTAACGTAGATGGCTCACAAATAACTGACGGTAGTCATTATAGAGTCAGATACAGAGTCTCAGATGGGCTTTCCACAAGTGGTGGTGCCTCTGCGAATGAATATACCTATAAGGATTTTCCTTTTACAGGGGCTTCCACTGAACAATTAATGATTACAGATTTAACAGTCGGTAAGGCATACAGAGTTGGTGTTTCTACAGTTGATACAAGTGGTTTCAAGAAAAAATCTGCTTATGATGGAACTGGAGAAGATTTATATACAGATACTCCTTCAGTAAATGCTAACTGGGCTACTAACGCTGTTATTGAAATAGATAGAGATGGTCAAGCACCTTCTAAACCAAAACAAGCACAAGCTATATCTTCTAGCCCATTAAGAGTTCAAATTACTCATTATCTAGGTAAAGAGGGAACTGACGGACAAGGTAATCCTTTTGGAGACTACACACTTGAAGGAGATGTTGACCATTTAGATGTACATGCTGTAACTCAAAATGGTAATCAAATAGATTTTACTGTTAATGAATCAAACAAGAGAGGAGAACTAAGAGTAACTTCTGGTAACATACTCCAACAAATTCCTCTCGTTGGTTATGTTGAGTTAGAAGATTCACAAAGTTATTATTTTAGATTTGTTGCAGTTGATAAGTCTGGTAATGCATCAGACCCTTCAGATGGACAAACAGCTGTAGCTAATCTTATTGAAGAAGCTAATATTGCAGATGCCACAATCACAGAAGCAAAAATTGGTACTGCACAAATCACAACTGCAAAGATTGCAGACGCAACTATTACAGATGCAAAAATTCAATCCTTAACTGCAGATAAAATTACTGCTGGAACAATAGATGCTTCTGTAATAACAGTAACAAATCTTGATGCTTCAAATATAACTGCAGGTACTTTAGACGCTAACACAGTTACAATTTCTAATTTAACAGTAGATGTCGGAGATATTAATAACTTAAACTTTTCATCTTTAGGTGCTACTTCACAAGATATTATTAATACAATTGCTACTGACGCAATTCTTTCAACGATAAGTAACGGTGCTATATCAGAAGTTAAATTGGGAAATATATCAGCAGGTAAAATTACAACTGGTACTCTTGACGCAAGCGTTGTAAATATTGCCAACTTAACTGTTGATGTTGCTGATATAAATAATTTAAGTTTCTCGTCTTTAAATGCTACTTCCACTGACATTATCAATACTATTGCTTCAAATGCAATTCAAGATGCCAAAATAGCTTCTGGATTGAATCCATCTAAAGTAAGCGGTTTTGGAGCTATTAGTGGTAATCAAGTTGTTATAAACGCAAGTAGTGGTTTAGCAATTCTATATGGCGAACTTACAATGAACAACAGAGGCATATCAAATGCAAATGACCTTGAATTAAATAATGGTAGTTCTTTTAGTTCTTCTGGTAACTTATATGCTACTGGAACAGTAAGGTCAGCTAGTTATCATTCTGCAACTAGATATTATGATATAAATTCTTCATCTAATATGGATTTAGCTTCAAGCTTCGTATATTTGAAGCCGGGGGATAATTTTGGTCTAAATGTAAGCACTTCGACTTCGACTATATATTCAACGTTTCAACCAAGTGCAGATAATTCAAAAAATTTAGGCTCTTCTACAAGGAGATGGTCTACAGTTTATAGAGTTGCTGAATCTTCAACATCTGATGAAAGATTAAAAGAAAATATCATAGATATTGATTATGGTTTAGATTTTATAAATGATTTAAGACCTAGAGAGTTTACTTGGAAATCTTGGTCTAATGGATTTTCTTGTAGTACTTGTGGTCAGATATATGAATCAGTACAAGATTGTACTTCACAAATAAAAAGTGTAGATGAAAATGATGAAGAAATATTAATAGACTGTACAGGTAATGTTACAGAACAATTCACTGAAGCAGATGATAAATATACTTTTGGTTTTATTGCTCAAGAATTACTCCCTAATTTAGGTACAGAAAAAGAGTACAACTTGATAAATCATGATGTTGAAGCAGATGAATACAATTATTCTCAAGAAAATTTAATTGCACCATTAGTAAAAGCAGTGCAAGAACTCTCAGCAAAAGTGGATGACTTAACTGCTAGAATAGAAGTACTGGAGGCTAATTAATGGCAGATATCATTAATGAAGGTAACTCCAAAGTAGAGGTAGTCGATTCCTCTACTGATGCTCT